GCAGGCCCACATGGGCCTCACTTACGACACGGCCGCCAAGGCCCTGGGCGTGAGCCGGTCAACCTATGCCGAGTGGCTCGCGGGCAAAAGCCGCACGACCGGCAAGCCCGTTGCGCCCAGTCGCTTGTGCGCGCTGGCCTGCGCAGCTCTGGCTGCAGGGCTGGAGCCGTACCAGCAGCGCCCAGCATAGGGTTAGACCATCACGCCATGCACGGGGAAACTCCCGGCATGGCAGCTACCCCAAAGGGCAAGAAGCCCGAACCCCACAAGTCACCGCCAGCCAAGCCTGCAGCCCCCACAAAGGCCGCAGGCGTTGCTGCGTCTGCGTTAGCCAACACGGCAGCAAAGACGCCAGGGAAGCGCAGAGCAGACTGGGAAGCCGTCGAGCGGGACTTCCGCACCGGCAAATTCACCCTGCGCGAGCTGGAGACAAAGTACGGAGTCAACAACTCAACAATTTCACGCCGAGCCGATAAACATGGGTGGACGCAAGACCTGTCCACGGCCATCAAGCAGGCCACGAATGCCAAGCTTATCCAGTCCATTGTTGCAGCAGAGTGCAGCACGGCGCAGCAAAACGCAGCAGACACGGTGCTTGCTGCGGCAGAAGTCAACAAGCAAGTAATTCTCGGGCACCGCAAAGGGCTGCAGGAACTCACCAAGGTAAAGCGCGCGCTGCTCGACCAGATTCAGCAAGCCGCCGCACTGCTGCCCGACCTGGCAGAAGTGATCGAAATGGTGCGCCAGCCGGACGACAACGGGATTGACCGCGCCAACGATGCGTTGCGCAAGGCCATGAGCCGGTCGGCCCTGGTGGACGATCTCAAGAAGCTGGCGGACGTGGACGAGAAGGTGCGCAAAGGCGAGCGCGAGGCCTTCGACCTTGACCTGGACCCCGCCAAGCAAGCCACCACCGATGACACCAAGAAGCTGTCGGATGTGGAGCTGGCGCTGCGTGTGGCGAACCTGATGGCCAAGACACAGGCGAAGAAGCCATGATGCAGGCCAACACCACCAGCGAGTACCTGGAGCAGGTCAAAGCCCTGACGCCCGAGGTGCGCGCCGCTCTGGAGGCGATGTTCAAAGCCCCAGGCCAGCCCATTTGGGTGCCGCAGCCCGGCCCGCAGAGTGCCGCGTACTACAGCGAAGCCGACATTGTTTTTTACGGTGGCGCAGCTGGTGGCGGAAAGACCGAACTTCTGCTTGGCGTGGCCACCACAGCGCAGGAGCACAGCATCATCTTTCGCCGCGAGGCTGTGCAGCTGATAGGCATCGAGGAGCGCATGACCCAGATTCTGGGCACGCGCACCGGCTACAACAGCCAAACCGGCGTGTGGCGCCTGCCGGGAAACCGAGTGCTGGAGCTGGGCAGCGTCAAAGAGCCCGGCGACTGGATCAAGTACCAAGGGCGCCCCCACGATTTCAAAGGCTTCGACGAGATCACCCACTTCACAGAGAGCCAATTCCGCACGCTAATCGGCTGGCTGCGCACGGACAAGCCGGACATTCGCCAGCGCGTGGTGGCTGCAGGCAACCCGCCCACCACCGCCGAAGGTGAGTGGGTCAAGCGCTTTTGGGCCGCATGGCTGGACCCGAACCACCCCAACCCAGCAAAGCCTGGCGAGTTGCGCTGGTACATCACGAACGAGAAGGGCGAGGACGAGGAAGTGCCCGACGGCACGCCAGTGATGGTCGGCAACGACCTGATGACGCCCAAGAGCCGAACATTCATCCCCTCGAGCGTTGACGACAACATTTTCCTGCTGTCCACCGGCTACAAGGCGACGCTGCAATCCCTGCCCGAGCCGCTGCGCTAACAGATGCTGCGCGGAGACTTCAACGCTGGCTCCGCCGACCCAGCTTGGCAGACGATCCCGACCGAGTGGGTCAAAGCTGCCATGGCCCGCTGGAAGCCCCGCGACGCCAAAGGCGAGATGACCGCGATTGGGCTGGACCCGGCCCGAGGTGGCGCTGACAAAACCAGCGTGGCCCGACGGCATGGCCAGTGGTTCGACGAGATAGTGACCGCCCCAGGCGCAGTGACCAAAGACGGCCCCACCACGGCGGGGTTTGTTGTTCCTTTGGTGCGCAATGGCGCCTGCATTTGCGTGGACAGCATCGGCATCGGCTCCAGTGCGCTGGACTTCATCAAGGGCATGAACCTGAATGTCCTTGCCGTCAACGGCTCAGAGACCAGCCATGCCCGCGCCAAAGCTGGAGACATGCGGTTTCGCAACCGGCGCGCGGAAATGTACTGGCTGCTGCGCGAGGCGCTGGACCCGACCAACCCGGACCCGATTGCGCTACCCAATGACCAGGAGCTACTGGGCGACCTGACCGCCGTGCGCTACAAGGTGGTGACACTGGGCCAGTCCACAGCCCTGCAGATGCGCAGCAAGGACGAGGTGCGCGAGGCGCTGGGCCGCTCGCCAGACAAGGGTGACGCCGTGGCCATGACTTTCGTATCTGGCATCCCCAAGCCAAACGCCTGGCGCGATGACTACCAAGAACCCGAAGCGCCCGACTGGCGCACATGAGGCCACCCATGCGATACACCAAACCCCCCGCATCCGCTGACCTGGGCGCGCCAATGACAGCGGGCGAGTTCGCCACGATCATCGACGAGGCGATTGACCAGCCGCCATGGCGAGCGCAAGCTGACATCGAGGCGGACTATGTGGACGGCAATCAACTGGACTCGAAGCTGCTGGCCCGGCTCAAGTCCATGGGCGTGCCCCCGGCCAAGGAGAACATCATCGGCCCGGCCATCGCAGCGGTGTGCGGCTATGAGGCCAAGACCCGCACAGACTGGCGAGTGAGCCCTGATGGTGACCCCGAAGGCCAGGATGTGAGCGATGGCCTGAACTACCGACTGAACCAAGCCGAGCGCCACAGCAAGGCCGATGCCGCCATGAGCGAGGCTTTCCGGCCGCAGGCGAGCGTGGGCCTTGGCTGGGTCGAGGTGGCGCGCAGTTCGGACCCCTTCGCTTACAACAAACGCTGCCGGTATGTGCACCGCAATGAAATTTTCTGGGACATGCGCGCCAGAGAGCGCGACCTGAGCGACGCCGGATGGCTTTTGCGCGAGCGATTCATCAAGAAGTCCCGAGCAGCCGCAGCCTTCCCCAACCACAAAGCCCTGATCGAGCAGGCCGAGGCGGCCAGTGGCTTGGGCGGCTATGGAAGCTACGTCGTGGAGGGCGGCGTATCGACCGGCCTGCACGCTGCCCCAGACGCCAACCGGGCATGGACGAGCCGAGAGCAGTCCTGGTATCGCAAGGAGAGCGATGAGGTTTGCCTGGTGGAGCTTTGGTACCGGCGCTGGGTCAGTGCTGTGGTGCTCAAGCTCAAGGGTGGCCGCGTGGTTGAGTTCGACAAGGACAACCCTGCGCACCAGGCAGCCGTGATAGGCAACCACGGCACGCTGGAGCGCACCACGATTGCCCGCGTGCGTCGCAGCTACTGGATGGGCCCGTTTTGCCTGCACGACAGCGAGACTCCGTATCCTCATCCGCACTTCCCCTATGTGCCTTTCTGGGGCTACCGCGAGGACATGACGTGGATTCCATTCGGGCTGGTGCGCGACATGCTTTTCCCACAGGACAACCTGAATTCGACCATCGCAAAATTGCGCTGGGGCTTGTCGTCGCGCCGGACGGAGCGCACCAAGGGCGCCGTGGCCATGAGCGACGAGCAGCTGCGCCGCATGATTGCCCGCCCCGATGCCGATGTGATCCTGGATGCCGACCACTTCCGCAACAATCCAGGAGCGCGCTTCGATGTCAAGACGGATTTCCAGCTCAACGCCCAGCAGTTCCAGCTGATGGAGGATAGCCGCAGGGCTATCTCGCGCGTGAGCCCCGTTACCCCGGCATTCCAGGGGCAGCAGGGAACGGCGCGATCCGGCGTGCAGGAACAGACGCAGGTGGAGCAATCCCACGTCAGCGTGGCCGACCTGATGGATCAGTTCAAGGAATCGCGCACGATGGTGGGCGAGCTGCTGCTGGCGCTGGAAATCGAGGACATGGGCAAGGAGGAAACCACCATCGTGATCGAGGGCGATGTGCTGAACCCGCCGCGCACGGTGGTGCTCAACCATCCCGAGGTGGACCCCGATACCGGGCTGCAGTACCTGAGCAACGATGTGCTGCGCACCAGAATCAAGGTGGCTCTGGAGGATGTGCCAAGCTCCAGCAGCTTCCGTGCACAGCAGCTCAATTCGCTGTCCGAGGCCGTCAAGTCGCTGCCACCGGAAATGCAGCAGGTGGTGATGCCGTTCATGATCGACCTGATGGACTTGCCCCGCAAGAAGGAGGTGGTCGAAGCCATCCGCATGGCGCAGGCTGGCAGCCAGGCCGACCCCGAGAAAATCCGCGCCGAGGTCAAGGCCGAACTGCTGCACGAGCTCAAGGTGCGCGAACTGGACATCAAGGAGCGCGTGGGCAATGCCCAGGTGGAGAAGCTGATCAAGGAGGCCGTCAACACCGGCATCACCAGCACGTTCGCGGCGATGCAGGCTGCGGAGAAGATTGCGCTCAACCCTGCAATTGCACCAGTGGGCGACGTTGTCATGCAGCGCGCTGGCTGGCAGCCACCGGCGCCTGTTGGCCACGACCCGAACATCCCAGTCCCAGCGCAGCAAATTGTGGTGGACGAACCTGGCGGGCTTCCCGGAGACACGACGCCGACTACACCAGACGTGCCAACCAGCGCGGATATTGGCGCAAACGCTGGCATCGAAACGCTGAGGCAGGATTAAAATAGGCGAGCCCACAAAGGACGGCAATCCAATGTTGGCTCTGACCAAACCATCGTTATTGGAGTAACGACAGCATGGCTTCCTCCATTTTAGACGCGCAACGTCTCCGCGAAATTCTGCATTACGACGCCGGCACAGGTTTGTTCACCTGGAAGGTAATGCTCGCACATCGCCGAAAGCCGGGTTCCGTGGCGGGAAGTCGCTCGCACGGCTATATCGAGATCGGCATCGACAACAATCGCTATCGGGCTCACCATCTCGCGATGCTGTACGTGACCGGCCGCTGGCCAAACGGAGACGTTGACCATAAAGACGGCGAACGGGCGAACAATGCATTTGTGAATCT